ATCTGCCGGAAAGATAGCTTCCATGCCAAAGGGCATGGATCCTAGGTGAACTCCCCATGCGAGAATATCGCATCCGCTCGACTAAAAGCCGACCGGGCCCAACCCGAGTTTGATGCTGACGACTCGGGGACGTCCGGAACGCAACAAGTGATCTGGAGTGGTGGCAATCACTTCAGAACCAAGGGGATACAAATCCCCCTTCCTCGCATCAAGTAACGCGAGGCACTTGCGAAGGGCCGGCCAACCGTTGATCTCGTTTTTCGGGATCACCGGTCGGATTATCCATCCCTTAACCATAGGAATGGAGTTCTTACTCATTCGGTCCGGTATGATTGGACCGTATGTGTACCGTCCCAATACAGGAGAATTTCCTTCAACGAAGGGGAAATGCTTGAGAATTCTAAGCAAATCCTTATCGAGGAAGGCGACTGCTCGCTCGAAACCAGCCAAAAAGAGCTGATTTCTGAGAGATACAGTTGATACAATCTCCTGTACGTCCCTCCGTGATGATGGAATAAAACGACGGCACCTGACAATTGAGACGTCAGATCCGCCATAGTATTCCTTCCCGCATGACTCTCGGAATTTGCCATTCCAGAAAGACTTGCGATTGTTCACCTCTAGACAGTAACGCTCTAGAGCTGAAATCACGGAACGCACATGTTCAACGGGGACAATGATATCGTCCCCGAAGATACGCACCCGACCAAGATAGGAATTAATATCCTTCTTGGTCAAACGGTGTCCTAAGTCCTGCTCAATCCCAACGAAGACAATTGTCAAAAAGACAGCTGCCTCCATCGGGAAGCACAGGGCCGAACCCATCGACGCAAACTTGGCGAGAGTTAATATCTTCCCGTCAGGTAAGCAAGCTTGTGTACTCCTACAGGCCATAACAGCGTCATGAAAGTGACGATGTCTGCCTAGAAGAGCAGAGACGAGCTTGATGGAAACTCTATCAGATGCTTCACTCAAATCGAGTGTAGCTAGGTCAAGAAATTCTGACCCTTGACGAGCAAGACGCTGGTTAGGCGTCTGATCGTCAAGTCCAATAAAAGACTTGAGGTAAGATCTCTCAAGCCTTTTCCGGAATGCACCAAGAACCGCCTGCTGTGCATACTGCATAGCAGTTGG